GACGGAGTTATTCGTGCCAACGGTGGAGAAGGTTCTGGTGGGTTCGATAACAGTGGCGGTGGCTCAGGTGGTGGGATTCGAATGCAGGTGGGAAGCTTGTCAGGTGCAGGAAGGATTGAAGCGATAGTGTATCGTGACGCGATAAATGAGAAAGTATTTACACGATAAATGAGAATGGACAATATGACACGTAATATATCACAAATAATCACTGGTCCCCAAAAATCATAACGTTTGTGCTTGACTCTCCACTTGGGACTTCGATTTCTGCCCACGATAATCGAACGTCGTTTGGGTCAGGTATAATATTAACCGACATTCTTGCTCGAAATCTACATGTGTACGTTCCAGTAGCTGGAGTATTACTTGGGTTAGACATACTTACCCAAAAATCATTGCTAAGTGATTGTGGGTCTTCTTCGTCACAGTTATTTCCATTCACCGTAAACCTAAGCGACAAGTTATTAAAATCATCTGGTCTTGAGAACGTGAAAGAATATGTTGTGTATGAAGATGTAAGACTGCCGCTCCAAGTATTTTTAACATTAACGCCTTCGTATACTTTAACTACTAACGATGCAGTGCATAAATCATTATTGGTAGCATAATCAGCGTCACTTGGCGTTACTTCGTCAATAGTAGTATAGGTACAACTTGTCCATCCTTGTAATACATTGCCGTCTGGGCGTAAGTATTGTTGCCCAAACGACGGTATCGGTAATAACAATAATATAATTAACAACAACCTCATCTCAACACCTTCACGTACGTTAGTTGGATAAAGACAGCGTTAGGTGTTCCTGCTACAGCTCTCACCGTGGCCATAATACTGTCGCCAATAGTAAGCGTTCCGTTCGATACACTTCCCATAGATGCAAATGCAGCCGTGCTTGCATAATTGGTAAACATATCAACACCATTTTTCTTGATGTTAACAGTAGCTGATGTTCCACTTTCTCGTTTAGCTTCACCGGCGATAATCGTGAGTCCGCTCTTTTTTACACGCCATACAAAACAGCTATCTGCGACTGTCGGTTTGCGAAAACTAATTGCGTATGTAAGAGTATCTCGTATTGCACCGTCTACCCCAGCTACCACAGAAAGTGTAGACATGGTTGCGTCTGGGTAATTGAGCGACTTGCTTGTTGTGCCTGTGAATGTTGTGCGCATAGAATGCATCACAGGTGTCTCTCCATTGTAAGTTAAGGAAACTAAAGTAAGTTGTCCACTATTAGCCTTTAACGTATCAGCAAGCACAGTGTTTTTGAGTGCAAATCGTAATGATACCGGCGGGGTTGCTTGATACGTCACAGTAATATTGTTGTCCCCAGTAATAGGTGATGGCTTCCATTGGTTAGTACGCCATAGTGACACGTCTCCCGATGTCTGGCAATAGGAGACGCTACACCAAATGATCATAAACAACATTAGCCAAAATATTAATCTCATCAGTTTGCCCACTCAGTAATTGTGACGATGATAGGTAGGTTTACTTGTTCGTCTGCATTACTCCTTACTCTAACATAACCATTGCCAATTTCTTTAATGTATAAGGTTCCGAGTGGAACATCTGTACCTCCGACAACTCCCCAACTTGCAAACGCCTTCCCTCCAGACTCTAATCCTGTAACTGCAATAAATGCTGTATCGCCCGCTGCTTGCAGAGTGCCATTCCGATGCGGTATTTTAATCGACCAATTTGCTCCATCAGTATTAACTAGAATCGAATGCAACGAGCCAGCTGAAGTGAACCCTGTCCCGCCTTTTGCGACCGTCACAGTGCTACCAGCCCATGTACCATACACGTTGCCGGCAAACCAACCGTCCTTATAACGTAAACTTGACGTTCCAACATCGTAAAGATTATTGCCAAATGGAAATATGGGCATTGTGGAGATGCCTGCACTGGCTAGGCGTAACTGCACTGACTCGCTTCCACCGCCCAAATCATTAGTGAACTCTAATGAGCCTGTGCTGTTGTTGGCATTGATTCCGTAGTTGTTAGACGAACCCTTGTATATCGTATATTTACCAGCAGCTAATGTCTGGTTATCATTCCACGTTTTCGCCCCGGCTATTGTTTGAGTGCTGGTTGACATTAAACCTCGCGCAGTGGCAGAAGCGGTTGGGATATTGAATGTGTGAGTAGACGTTGTACTCGTAATTCCAAAATCTGTGCCTGCTGTCCCAGTTGCAAAAGTTTGAGTAGATGCAGTTAGTCCGTTTAAACTAGACAATCCTCCGCTACCGGTCTCATCGTTTGCGGCTGCCCATACCGTACCGTTCCATTTCGGAATCTGTCCGGTAGTAGCACTGGATTGACCTAGCGTTGATAGCGGAATATTACTAATCGTCATATCTCCGGTTCCACCGTTTAATGCCAATGGTGCAGATGCAGAACCGCAAAGCACTACCGACCCAGTTGCGCTGCTGGGTACAAAAACCGACCTATCTTCTGCAATACTCCCCGCTAAGGGGCGCATAAAAATAGCATTACTTACATCATAATTAAATGCTACACCATTGCCGAAGTTAGTGTACACCCCTTTCCAATAATACTCACGTTGTCCTAACTGAACTGAGTTACTAGCATTAGGATTGAGGTTAACAGGTACTGCAGTATTAGCTACATTACTCAGAGCAGTATTGGCTCCGCCAATCTCTGTAACTGTTCCACCAACCCATTTAACATACATCCTCCTGTCGAGCCCTATAAAAATATTTCCCTTCCCAGCCACGGGTGTGGTTACGTTAGCGGCGAGCGTAGAGTCCATCGGTATAAATGGTATAGGTAGTATTTTAAACTGATTACTACCGACATCCCACCATTTGATTGATTTGTCCGATTGTGCGAAACTTAATGATACGAAAAGCAGCATCAGTGTAGCGATTCTATTTAAATTTTTCATTTGTTTTTCTCCTTATGGTAACATTATTTTATTGTCCAAAATTAAGTATATCACTTCAATATTAGTTACTTCATCTGTGTTTGAAAAGATAGTAAAACCATCCGGCGAGCGGTTACGAACGCCAAGTTCTCCTAAAAAATTTACACCGTGCCAACTTACTAATATTTTTGCATTTTGGTTCATCCCTCCAATGACATATACCCGGATACTGTCGCCGGTGGAGCTTAGCGTCGCAGTTCCATAACTACCCGACGGCAATTGTAGTACTTTTAAAACAATGGTTGTATCGGACATTATTTTGGTTTTATCAATGACCTCATCGGACTGAGAATAAGACACAAAAGACATAAACAACAGACACGAGAGTAGTATAAATAATCTTAAGCTCATGTTTGGAACCCAATCCAACAAAGCTTTGCGTTTGAGCGAAGAGACTTTGCCCAGAAACTGTTTTGAGTTTTATTGTAAAATTGAACAGAACGGTCTACACCGGTGGAATCGATACACCAGAGTTTTGCAACCTCGTAGCTACCCATTATTGGCGATGGGAATAATATTTCGGTACCGTCGGTTGTAATATCTTTAACTCCTCTAATTATTACATCTTTACCTGAAACACCGGGGACATTAAGGATTTTTAGATCGAGACTATTTAGAAAATCATAACCCTTGAGATAAATTCCAACTCCTACGAATGGCTCAATAAGTGTTATAACGTTTTGCCCGGGTTGCAAGAGTCCCGGTAAATCTGCATCAATACCATTCACCTGAATTGTTCCGTTGTACGGCATCCAGCCGTTACCTTTGTTTATATAAACCTCTGACAGCGTCGTTTCTCCAGGAAGGTTAATAAAAATATGGACGATCCGCTCAAGCGCATCGAGCATAATTTCGGCTGAATTATTTAAGAATATTCTATCCACTACAAACTTGTTATAATGTTCATATTAATTGTGGTTGGTGTCCCTGAACTTAGAGAAGCATTCATTAGGAATCCGCTATCATATATTTGTGTTTCCACAAGTGCGCCGCCGGTAATTTTGAGAGCAAATAATTTAAGTTTGATTTGCATATTCGGGGTCGCCGGTCCCGTGATTATCTTAGGCACTAATATGTTATTGCCCAAAACATTATTAATCTCTGACTGTGAAAATTGATAAGACACGACGCCGTCGTCCATGGTGACCAGAACTCCCTCGGTCAATATTTTGTATTCTCGAATATTGATCGCACGAACTATCGGGATTTTCACAGTACCGCCACCGATAATAGGAAAAGTGTAAGTAGTGTTTTGCGCCGGTGAGGCAATATAGAGAGCTAATGGAATGTTATTGATTCCAGTCTTTACCCTGTCCTGGACATATTCTTCAGTTGCGAGCTTTTTTCCTTTGGCATAAACGTCTCTACTGCAAATGAGTCTTTCATCATTTGACGCCGCAAATAAAACAAAATCCCAACTCGGGTCCGCTATTGTATTTTTATTCAGCTCGATCGATAATGCTTTATAATCAGTATAGGCATTTGCGCGCACACGTACTTGAGCGGTGTTTGCGGTGATGTCGCAATCGGCGGTGTTCGTTGCCTTAACAATTTTCACGGATTCCGAGAATGTTTTTGCCCCGGCAATAGTCTCGGCACCGGCCTTCTTCACGTACGAGCCGTCATGGTCGGCGCTGGCTTTATGATTATTCAGATTGGTTTGAATAACCGCATCTTTAGCATCGACTTCGTCTTCCGTGGAGTACCTGCCATCATGGTCCGCGCTGGTTTTATGCGCTGTTAGCGCCGCCGACACCGCACCAAGTTCCGCATTGAGGTTTGTGTCGTTTGTATTCCATTTGTTACGTCCCTGGTTGGGAGTGTCGGTTCCTGGAACTAATGTTATTTCTGCCATAATTTTTTCTTTCTAATTAAGCTGTGAGAATGTTTTTGTAATATCCTGTATCGCAATGCTGATATTACCCCAATGCGTAAAGTCTGCAAGCGTAAGAGGAATCCAGTCCTCCAATTTTCTACTAAGCAGTTTTAATTCAAATTCCTTCTGAGCCAACAAATAAAACGTGGCAAGCTTAACCGTATCGTCGTCAATAGTTACATCCAGATAGTACAAAGGCTTATCTATCGAGTTTGGGTAGAACAATATTTTATCATAATCGCCAACAGTTACTATTGTTGCAAGAGCTAACAGTTTCGTTCCATCTACTTTCTCAAAATAAACACGCGCTCGGTAGCGGAATCCATCCAACCTGCGTACCAATTCGTTGTTATCTAATTCGTGCGATAGGAATACCGGTTCATAGTCCTCATCGAATTCGGTATATCCATCGAGCGTAAAGTCGTGCACAAGTGTTCCCCCTTTGTAAACCTTAAATCTTAAATCGGGTTTGCCCTTTATTAAACTCATAGCTGATACCCGATCGCGTTAATTTTTGCCTTATCATCAGTAGCGTCGATTTCTACCGATCGTATAAAATGAGTATTATCTCCAGACGTAGACAACTTCCTATATGGTTTAATTAATTCAGGGATAACACTGTAATCATTCATTAGCGAATATTCAGCCTCAATTTCAGATGTGCCAAGCAGCTCCATGTTATAATATTTTTGGAGGATATTAATAGCCGGTTCAACAACAATTCCCCATGGTGGGTTGCCATCGTATTTGACGACAAAACACCCGGGATCGTCATCATAAATAACAGCGCTTATGCTCCGTATCAGAGTCGATCTCAAATTTGGAAATTTGATTAAAGATACAATTGCGTCTTCGGTTACCAAGGGTGTATATCTTTTAATTGTTGCGCGCAGGTCTGTATCCCACAGATTTGGATGTTTATAGTCGATATTTGCATAACTAAAACTAATAATATCTTTTCCCACTTTTACACCAGTAACCTTGTGTGTGTTTTTTAGCATCATCACGGAAAGTGAAACCGACTGTTTCATTCCCTCGAGGTACCATACTTTAGGCACGAAGTATACATCGCCATTCTTCTCTATCCACCATATAGCATTATATAGTTTTACAAGGTCGACAATCATATCGTAACAATTAATATCAGGGAAGAAAGGCTTAGACACAGCTGTACCTCCTAACATATATTCATAGCTGTTTGGGGTGGCAATTTTAAAATTATACCCAAAGTGATGAAATATCTGGGATAGCAAACTATCGATCGGGAACATAGTCCTTAACGCCGTTTCCGCTTGTCCGGCTATCGGATTTGATATTCGGTATATCTCCACCGGGATGCCGGTTAAATTAATATCATTGAGCTTAGTAATCTTTGCGTTTTCTATGAATGTTTTTTCATCGCTTACTACTTCTGTATCTATTAATTTATTATCGAAGTCGTAATTTATCCCGTCTCCAGAGACAACTCCGCTAAACACATTGAATCCACCAAGCGAAATATTGACTTTTGGTTTCGAATATCCCTTCAGCATTGCATCAAATTTATTCCCGATGTTCGTAAATCTTAACTTAGCAGAGGAAATGGTCCCCTTGCCGTCTTCATCTTCCATTTGAAATGTCAGACGATCCAAGCCATTTTTAAGTAAGCAGCGTTGAGGTTCGGCATTGTAGTTTACACCATCTATGTAAATATCTTTTCTCACTTCGTTATAGACTTCCTAAACCGTTCCGCTTTGGGATTTTCATCCCTAGCAAACCGCTGTCCGTTAAGTGTGCCGCTAATTCCAATTTTAAAATCTTTACGCTTCAAAACTGTTTTGAGTTCCTGCATTTCGCGAAGAAGCGCATCGCTGCCACCGCCCGCGTATGCTAATTGAGGCTGCTGCATAGTTATGATGCGGGTTGTGTTTACGATAGTCGGTATAATCTTTTTATTCAGATAAGAGATAAAGGTTTCTTCCGGCTGTATGATTTCTGTTTTTGTGCCTTCAATAAATCCGCGCTGTCCTTTTTTGAACACTCCGCCTTCCTTAAAGCCGAAAGCTGATTTAATTCCTGAATACAATCCGCCTATTGCAGCCACGGCGCCACCGGCCATACCAAGTGATAATGGGAAAGGTATAGTCGTAAACACCCAGCGAATCGCGTTAGATATGGCTGCCACTATAGATGCCGCAGCTCCAGCAAGAGATGAAATTATTTCTAAACCTGTAGAGGCAATACGCGCCAACACGCCGGCTTGTGTTGCACTGGTACGAGCGGCTTCACCCTCGATGGTTGCAGCCGTCTTCCCTGTTTCAACCGTCTTTGTTATAAATAATTCAGCAATTTTACCTTCAATAAATTTTTGTACTACGCTACCTATAACATTCCATGCGGCTTGTTTCATCGAGTTCCATATCGCTTTCCATTTTTCAGCACCGCTCATTGAGGCGTCAATTATGGATGCCCAGCCGGTTCGGAATGAAGCCTGTAAAGATTGGTTTAAAGTCTGGTAAAATATATTCGCATCAAGCGCTTCATCCTGTTGTCTTTCACGGATCGATCTTATCTCTCTATCGAGTTCGTTCTCTAAAAGACTCCTCAGCTCAGTGTTTCGACCGGCAGCTTCAATTTCTATTTGGTATTTCTCATTTATCTCGGCAATCTCTCGCTCGTTAGCGTCGGCAATAGTCCTAAGTTCCAATTTCTTGAGACGCATACTTACGTAGAGGATCTCTTCTTTTATGCGTTTTTCTTCGTCGGCATTCACTTTTTTAAGTTCGAGTTCAGCGCCAGCCAATTCTTTTTCTTGAGCTATAGTTAGTGCACCCAATAACCGCAAATCATTAATTTGATTTTCAAGTTGGCGCCTACGGATTTGTGTTTCTTCTTCTGCCGATTGAGCGGTGAGGAGTTCAGATTCGTTGGCTACGTTTTTTTTGTATGCCATTAAATCAGCATAATCTTTTTTCTGGTCTGCAATATTTTTCTTATCCGCTTCAGCCCGCTCAAGAGATTTTTGCTTCTGGAATATTTTTAATTGAAGCTCATTCTCCTTAAGAAGGCTTGATGCTGCCGACGCTTTATTTTCATACTCTGTTAGTTGCAGGAGTGCCTCCTTATTGCCATCAGAGAATATTTGGAAATATTTTTCAGCAAGTTCAGGATTTTCAGACCTAACGTCTTTGCCTTGTTTTTCTAATTCAAGCACCTGGTTAAGCACTATTTTCCCGTCTTCGAGCTTTGAGGTATATTCCTCTACCTCTTTTTTTGATTTAATTATCTCTTCTTTAAGCGTAAATTCAGTCGGCTTCCCTAACGAGTCAAGTTTTTTTTGCAGATCGTCTATCTCTTTAGTTTGCCCGGCTTCAACTTTGAGGTTTTTAATTCTATCTTGGAGGACTTTGATTTCGTCCGACGCAGACCTCGTAGAGTCCGCCGTTTTATTCATCGTGCCGATCCATGCGCCTAATATTGCACCGCCGGTAACTATTGCCCCTAATATCAATGGCAGTCCACCCATCGAGGTATTGACAAGCGCTAAAGCCCCAGCCAGAGCTACGAATCCAAGAGTAAGCGCGTGCACATAGGGAGGAGCGTCTATTATTCCTTTTATTATCCACGACAAACTTTGTAATAGAGGAGCCAAAACATTGCTTATCAACTCGCCCCATTTTTCTTTTAAGTCGCCCCAAGCAGCTTCAAATTTTTTGATTGAACCATATCCAGTATTGCCAACAGCTTCAGCTTGTCCGCCGACCGCTCTTGTAAGCTGTTCGATAATTGAAACAGCGCCGCGCTGTTTAATGTCGGCTTCGTTCAAACCTTTTATATACCTTCCGAGCATCGAGGCGTTACCGCTAAAAGCATCAGCCATGACGCGGGCTGCGGATTTCATATCTGTACCCATTACAGTTGCTAAATCCTGAGAAAGTAATGTGGCTTGTTTTAATTGGTCGCCTTGTAAACCCATAGCCGTGAGTTGCGCCATAGTTTGGACTGTTGCATCATCTTCGAATCCTGTCAGCTCTTGCAATTGTGTAGCATAAGCCTTCATGTCCTCCAAAGTGGATTGAGTAAATTGTCCTTGCTGCTTTAATGCTTGAGTGAGCGATGCGGCGGCTTTTTCGGATTGGTTAAACGCTGAAACGTAATCACCGAAGGTAGATTTGACTGCGCTAAAAATGGAAAATAAACCGGCGGCACGCCCAGCAACGTTAGCAAGAACACCAGTGAGCGCATTAGCGGGCTGTTTGACATTTGATAATTCTTTGCCTAAATTATTAACAGAGCCTTCCACTTGCTGGATAGCTTTTACAGCACCGGAAGGGTCTATAATTAGTTTAAGAGTTATATCTGCCATGATTAAAGAATTAAGGAAATATTATTTAATATACACAGCGGGATACCTTATCATCGCTGTTTTGATTTTCATTTATACCCCTACACCGGAATTGTTGTATTCGATTATCGTAGTATATTTTGGGTTAGGTATCTGCTTATTACCATTCATACTTTGGATTTCATTCGTTAATCTTGTTTTCCCGACTCACTTCTCAGAAGAGCAATCAGAACAACATCGCTCCAACGCACTTCATTGAATAATTTTAAAAACTCGGTAGCGATTCTACCTGAAGACGCGAAAACGAACTTTTCAACCCAGCCCGACTCATATTCTCCATCGTGCGATTTTGCTGATCCGAAGTCTGAAAAATATTCATCAGTTTTCTTAAACTCTAACTGAATTGAGAAAAAAAATCCGAGATTATTTCCATGATTGCCCGGGAGTCCACATCGTACCAATCAACATTAGCATCGTCTTGAATACACACATTCATCATCGCTTTTAATTTATCTGGCTCAATTTGGACCTGAAACAACTTCATCCCGATTGCCGCATGTTGTTCTTTGTCCGCGATGGTATTAGGGTCGTCTATGCCGGCAGTTTTCAGGAAAGAAGAGAGGCGTCTTGGTGTAGGAGGTGCAAGCTGCACCTCCTTATCGCCAATGTTATATTTTTTCTGGTCGCTCATTGATTAAGTGATAGTAATTTCATCGAAACAGTCGCCAACCTTAGGACCCATAACCTGACCTTTTATCGGAATACTAAGGACATCGTCGGCAGCAAACACACCTTTGAATCCGTGAGAGATATTCATACCGAGTAGTTTCCAATGCCGGGAGGATCCCCGGGCTTTTAGGATTACATCGCAGCGACTGTTTAGACAGTTTTCAAGAAATTGAATATTTCCTACATCGCATTGCAGACCCTCTGCTTCAAATTTTAACGTTACGCCTAATTGATGTTTCTCGCCGGTGTGTAAATCTATCTCATGGTTCTCGGAATCGAGCTTCGCAGTTTTCGCTTTGATGTAACCACAATGATACCAATCGTCGCCGGGAAACGATACATGAGAAACCGGCGTGTCCGCAGACTCTCGAATAGCTATATAAAGGTCGGCAGCCGCGCCGAATATTTTTGTTTTATCTAAAGCCACAAGCGTATCCTTTATTAAGTGATTGTTATTTCATCGAAACAGTCCCCGACTTTAGAACCCATAACCTGACCTTTTATCGGAATACTCAGGACATCATCGGCGGCGAACACTCCCTTGAATCCATGGGAGATATTCATACCGAGAAGTTTCCAGTGCCTGGCAGATCCCCGGGCTTTTAAGATCACATCGCAGCGAGCGTTAAGAAAACTCTCGAGCTGTGTAAACTTGGTCGAATCACATTCAAGCCCTTCTGCTTCGAATTTTAACGTTACACCTAACTGGTGTTTCTCTCCGGTGTGTAAATCGATCTCATGGTTCTCGGAATCGATCTTTGCAGTTTTCGCTTTGAGGTAACCACAATCTTTCCAGGCAGTGCCCGGGAAAGTAGCGTGGGCTACAGGGGTATCAGGTTCTGTACGAACAGCTATGAATAAATCCGCGGCCGCGCCGAATATTTTTGTTTTGTCTAGTGCCATATAAAATTTTCTCCTTTATAATCCTAAAAACAGGTTTCTTTCAGCCGCACGACGGTTAGTTAAACCGAGCGATTCTTTATCTTTTATCTTATTCCATACTAAGAATTGATCGGCGGCATCGTAATATTTTTTCTGATTCAACATCCTTAACATCGTGGATTTTTTAAAATTGCCGACGCCTACGTTATAACAAAAGCATATTATGGCGTCGAATTGATTTTGAGTAAGAGGTGATTTCACTAAATCATTCACTGCTTTCTCGAAAAACTTTAAATCGTCTTTTAACAACTCTTCAGCCTGTTTCGCTGTAATCTTCATCCCAGGTTTTGCGGTTACGGTGTGTCCGTAACCGATAGTTAGTACTCTACCCGGACAAAAGTAAGGGACTAATGACAATCCCTCAAACTTTTTAATTAGCGATATGCCGGCAGGAGAAGTTTTCAACTTTTAACAAACTTTCCGTTAGTGTTCATCACGGAATCTGAAGCATAGCCCATCATAAATACTATCCACCAAGCGCCAACACCACCGGAATTAAGTATTTCCGGACTGAGCTGGTAAAAACCAACAAGCTGCCCAACGCCGGCAACCAATGCGGCGATAGTAAAGCCGATATTATCTATTAACCAACCGCCCCAGCTTGCAGGAATTGTTCCGCGTGTAAAGCCTTTAAGCCAATGCGCGAACATACCAAGCGCTAAAGGTATCAACAGGATAGCAGACGGAAACGACTGGACTACCGGCTCCTGTGACAATGCCGTGTTGACGATTACCAACATCAATAATGTTAGTAAGAATATTTGCATGATTTTTTTTAACATTTGAATAATCCTTATTTTATAAATGAAACGACTAAGTTAATTACTACAATGGCGCCAATCAGTATAGCGGCATATCTTTCAAGGAAGCGTAAGCGGCGCTCATGGTCCTCGATTTTTTTTGCGTTTTGAATTACCGAACTATCGTGTATTTTAATAAACGTTTCGAGACGTTCTTTTATCACAGCTACGTCTGTTTGCAATTGTGACAATATCATTTCAGCGTTCATTTCCTGTGGGATTCAGTTTTGTTTTTTTTAAAGTAGGCCCCGATATTACTACCGGGACCCGCTCATGAATTAATTATGAATTAATTATAAACGTATTCTTGAAAGCCTGCGCATCGCATCGGTACGTTCGACCGTGAGATTGAGGAAAAATTGCAAGCGCGCAATTCCGTTCGGTTTAACTTCGCTCAGGTCGAAATCCGTGAAGTAGAAACCAGAGTTCGTACTGAAAGCTACGCCGAGGTCTTCGGCAGAACGTATGACGTAGAGCGACGTGCAATCGGAATTCGTTCCGTCCGATTCGGTCTGCGTAATAGATGTTAAATTTACCGGCACAATCGGTATGCCGTTAAAAGTCTGGACTTGCTGTCCAAATGAATTGATCGTTTCGCCGGCAGCTCCTAATCGACGTGCCACTGTGGAGAGGCGAGCTTTAAGGTTCGGGTTGCAAACTATGAGGTTCGCACCCGGCACTTTGGCTATTTCTTTTTCGAGCAACTCTATGAAAGCATCCTGGTTAGCGGAAGTGTTTATTTGCAGTGACACTTGCGTGTTCATAGCCGCGAGTTCGGCAGTAGTAAAACCTAATGCTGCCGTTTGTCCGCCGGAGGCAGCATCTTTTACGAAGATGGCTATGCCTAACATCCGGCTGGATGCGTCGGTGCCGGTAAATAATTCGGTCTCGATTTCGACCCCAAGTTTGGCGGCGAGCGATTTAAGCTGGCGGTCGGCTAACATCTTTAATCCTTCAGGGGAAAGACCTACATTAGCGTCCAACTTATAAACATCGTCAACGGAGATCTCTCTTCCATACAGAGCGAGTGACCGCGCTGTGAGGGTTGGAGCTTGAGCATCCCGCTGAATAGCCGCATTCACTGCGCGCGCAGCGCTGCCACTGAATGTACTCTTATCCGCACCGACAAAATGTGTAGATGGATCCTGTTTAAAATGTAAGTACTGCGATACCGGTACGTTTTGCATTATAACTGCGAGCAGTTGTGCTCCTCTGCCCGATAAGTTTGAAATTTGTGGTAGTAACATTATTGTTTTTCTCCTTCCCGCCTGAGGCGGATTAATTAGTTATCTGTTATATTCGCCATTTTCATTATACTATCAAGAATTTTCGGTTCAGCCGAACTGGCTAAGCCTAAGTTTTTATTTGACGGCGGATCTCCTTTTTTATCGTCTGCTTTTTTATCATCTGCTTTTTTGAAAGCAGGGTTAACGGGCAAAGCGGTAAGCTGCGCGGATCCTGTTTCATAATCTAATTCCAATATTTTTTTCCAACCGTCGGTTTGGGCTTTGCTTATCTTTCCATCCGCTTCCGCTTTTACTAAAGCGTCTGTTATTTTCTTATCTTTATCGGCTTTCATTTGGTCGGCAACTGCTTTCTGCGATGCCTCACGCGCCTTTTTCTCCTCAGCTATCGCGGTAAAGAGCTGTTTGTTTTGCTCTTTCAAGGAATCGACCATAGTTTTTAACTCTATCGACTCATCAGTCGGTGTGGATGCTATTTTCGGAGCCGGCTTCGGTTCCTCGATTGCCTCTAAGGCTTTATCTATTTCAACCTTCTTGTCGTCGGTGTATAAACCGAGTGATTTTAAAATCGCAATTAGCTTTTCTTTCATAATCCTATTCTAACTTTTGATTCAAATATAATTATTGTCAAAATATCTGCAAGCCATAGATACATATACTTATGAGTAGATTTTAAAGGGATAACTTCTATCTTACCCATAACTATTAAAAGGATCATATGCCGTTTACGAGTGAACAATTAATTACAGCCGCTTTAGATGAAGCGCAGCTCACTATACTCAAAGGAGAAGATGGTGAAAAACTAACGGAAGCAATTGCACAAGCTGACGATATTGTTACTACCTACACCGGCATTGCGCCGCCGGTTAGTGCCGAGGATGCAAAAAAAATATTAGTTAATGTCGCTACAAGCATAGTGATTTGGATTTTATCAGGCAGACAAGCGTCTGTAGCGGAAGAAGAACTCGACAGGCGTAAAACACAATACGACGATGCTATAATGACACTCGAAAAATTTAAAAACGGCGATCTCGTTACAGAAGAACCCGCCGAGCCAACGACACCCGCATTTTCTGCTATGCCTAGAAGAGTGGAGGAATGGTAAATGAATTCAGTCAGTACATTATGGGAAGCAATCAGAAAATATCTTGAGGACAACAAAACGACAATAGGTATACTTACTGCCGAGCGCGCAGAGGTTGGCAAAGCTACAACCACAAAAACTCCCGGCTGTCTCGTTTGGTTAGAATTTGAATCGGCAGTAGTCGCGAGCGGAGGCGCCGGCATATCCCTTCCGATCAATATTTCTGTTTTTTGTTTAGCGTCGGCTCAACATAAAAGCGTCTCTGCTATCGATGCAGCACTTGATGTTGCAACGAATGTGGTAAGCGCATTGGCTGATAAAACAATTTCAACTTGCGCCATTGAGTTATCAAGTGAACCGATAGAGGTAATAGATTCTTCATCCACCAGCGCAGTGGTAGTTGTGCAATTTAAAACCAAGGTCAATTTATGATACGCAAAGGGAAACGTTTAGGAATAAAAACACGCCGCGAAATTTTCCGGCTGTATAATCAGGAAAAAATCAGCGTTGAATCTATAGCAGATACTTACAAAGTACCGCCTGGGACTATATATAATATCCTACAGCAGCGTGTCAAACTCGATAAATCACCACGAGCGGACAAGGGCAGTAAGAAAGGAATACAACTTCCCAAGCTGCCTACCACCGATAAATTAATAAGAGACGGTGAGCCCATCGAAACGCTACTGGAAATTCAGGCAGCCAATACATTGATAGCTATTGAAAAAGCAAAACTAACAATAGTTGAGAAGGCAAAGATACTCGAAACGGTCGCGCGGATTCAAAAACAAATACACGAGCAGAAGATCGAGAACCATCTTAAACGCCCGGATGCTCAAGTAATTGCCCGTATCGTTCGCAGGTTTATGCCTGAGGCATCGGAAGCTGACGTTATAAAAATATTTAGAGAGGAACTTGAAAAGTGGAAATCAGAGAAGTAATAAATAACTCCTTCTCTCTGCTCGAACATCAGTTTGCACGACGCGAGCGTGAGCTGCTTATGCAAGCCCTCCGCGAGCGCGGAGATAAAGAGCTTCCAAAGGAATGGGCCGAGCAAAAAGAAAAACGGATCCTGAAAGCTCAGAGCGATTTTTTCTATTTTGCAAAAACCTACTTTCCGGATTATTACTTTAACCATCCTTTTAACGCTAAGCATAAATGGATGATAGAACAGGCACAGCGCACGGATAAGAAGTGCGTATTCATAGCAGGTCCGCGAACTTTCGGCAAAACTTTGATATTCAGAATTTTCAAAATATGGTGCGCTTGTTTTGGTAAGCGGCATTTTTACGGTAAAGTATCCGACACGATAGACCTCGTATATAAAGATTTTAAGTATGTTCGCATGGAGATGGAGTACAACGCAAAGATACGGGCTGATTTCGGAGAGCTGATTGACCCGGGCTGGAATGCTATGGCAGCGTTTTACGTTTTACCGCATAAGTATAACGCGCTCGGCACTCTCTTCTCATCCTACTCGGCGAAGGTTACAGCACGCGGCGAGCTTGGCAAAACACGACCGGACTTTTTTGAGTTCGACGACTTCGAAGATTTTTCAACTTCTATCAATATTGAAATTTCAAAATTTAAACTCGAAGTAATCGAGAGAGACTTCCTCCCAGCGCTTGCCGACGATGGAGCTGCCGTTATGCTGGGTAACAACGCGCGGACAACCTGTATCTTTAACATCATTGCCGAGATGTTCGATACAGACCGGGCAGCGCTCCATCCCTCTATCGAGTTAAATATCATACCTGCATGGGATGATAAGAAACAAAAGCCCACCTGGTCCGAACGCTATAAGTATAAGACCGAGGAAGAAATGCGTCTCGGCGTTGGAGTATCAAAATCCGTTTGGAATTCTGAATACCAGCAAAAGCCGACACCGCCTGAGGGGACCAGGTTCCTAATGAAGGATTGGACTACTTTTAAGACTCTGCCAAAAGACGCGCGTGGAATTGTTTTCTGCGATCCGGCTATGGGCGAAACATCCTGCTATAAAGCCGCCGCGGTTTTATTCTATTCAAAAACTACACGCAGGTTTTATTCACCCGATGCGTTCTGCCGTAAATGCGGCTGGGAAGATTATTTTCTCGGGCTTTACTCTCTTTATGAAAGATATAAAGACCACATTGTGTTCTTCGGTTGGGAATCTAATTTCTTCCAGGCGCAGTTCTTAGATTTTCAAAGACTGTTCGTTTCCACCGCTGACCGTCCTCGTTTACCTATACGCGAAATCCGCGTTGAAGGTAAAAAGGAATGGAGGATAGAAACCGTTGAAACTCCATACTCGATGAAAGACATTATATTCGCTGAGGATTTTCTCAAAAATCGGGACGGTATCGAGGCACAGGCACAGCTTATAGGTTACGGAAATTATCCGCACAAAGATTTTCCCGATGCACTTGCTTCAGCATACAAGGAAGTGTGGTTTATGGCAAATTCAATGAACAGCTCTGAGTCTTCCTACATCGGCGGACAAAAAAGAAAATTTTCTGAAAGGTTTTAATTATGTATATCTACCCACCACTGCGTAAAAAACTCTTACCGACTATAGAAGAAACAAAAAAAGCGATACGGCTTGCAGAATCCGAGATTGATCCGGATCCGCGTCCGCTGCTCTCGATACTATCGCGCCTGCCTCAAGCGGATATGAGGATCGCAGGGTTGATGCAAACGCGAACGCTTGCCGTTACCGGCTATCCATTCGATATTCTACCGGCTGACAGTGAAAACGCAAAAGCAGTGGAGATTGCGATAAAAACCAAAGATAGGTTAATACGCTCAGGGCTTCATCATTATTTTGGACCACTCTTAAGTTCTGTGTTCTTCGGGACCAGTGCGTTAAAACAGGAGTGGCAAAATATCGGAAAAGAAACCATCGCGAAATTTTCCATTATTCCATGCGTGGAGTTGATGTCAAAAAACAATACGGTAGTACGGATAAAAGACCAGGATATTATAGCCACCGAAGAAATGGCGCCTGAAGAGCAATTTATAGTTTTAAGATACAACCCCTTCGAATCGGTCGACCCAAATTATATCGGCGGACTCTTACGCTTGGCACTTTGGTTGGCACACATTAAAAACTTCAACTGGCAGGATTGGGGAAAATTTAACGAGTTGTTCGCACAGCCGCTGCGATGGGCGCAATGGAAGCGCGGAGCCAGCGACGAGGATAAAGCCGTGGCTAAACAAGCCGCCGAGCAAATAGGCACGGATGCTTGGGCTGCCGTGAGTGAAGACGTTAAGCTTGAATTTATTGAAGCAACGAGAGCCGGATCTATTCAGGCATATAAGGATTTATTGCACGCAGTAAACGACGAGATGTCAATTTTATTTTTAGGGCAAACGCTAACAACTGAACTTGCCGGCAATACTGGCAGTAAAGCCGCAGCGCAGATTCACAACCTTGTGCGTAACGATATTATGTGGTCTGATTTGCAGACTATTGAACGGACAGTGAACGAACAGTATATCGCTGTGGATTATAAATTAAATTACGGCGAGGATGTTACACTCCGACCAAGCTTTAGATTTAATACGGATGAAGTCGTGGATTACGAAAAGAACGCGCGTATAATAAGCGAAGCCCGCGCCGCGGACATACCTCTCGTTAGAAATGAAGTGTACCAAAAGTTAGGTTTTAATATCCCGGAAGAAGGGGATAAAATAATCTGAGCGAGAATGTAATAAATATTAACGCCGATGAGCTTATAAAAAAAATAGTAACACGCTCGCTGCTGCTTAATTTCGGTAAACACACGCTCGCTGTTATAAAAGCTCGAACTCTGCAAGGGATATTCTTGGCGGGTTCGTCAAGCGGATCAAACAAATATTCTACTAAGCCCGCTCCGATGCCTTTGGGGAGTTTCAAAGCAAAGGTCGGAGTTACCAGAGCGAGAGAAATTTGGAAAGATATGCAAGGTAAGGACTTTATCTACACAAACAATAAAATGACCTGGATACTTTTACAGGGCGGTTACAAACGACTGAGAGAATTAACAGGGCGCGAAACCGATAGAGTAACTTTAAACTGGGCGGGCGGAATGTTGCGCGCGCTCAAAGTCACAGGAGTGAACGAAGCTGAGAGGTCCGTTACAATATCTTTTACGGATAACCGCGCTGCGGAGATAGCCGGTTTCCACCATGCCGGCGCTGGGCGTAGTAAAGTTAAACGCGTGTTTATTGGTTTATCACAACCGGAGATTGCTACGATAATTGAGAAAGCGGGACTAAAAAACTAAAGCCGATCACATGACCGGCTTTTTAAAAGTGCGCAAAACTATTATTTTTGCATATATACCTGATTTGCTAGTTTAACTACTCCGAGGAACTAAAAAGTGATATAAAAAAGTGGTGTTTCCTGCTTGTTTTAGTGCCACATTTTTTATAAAAACAGGGGGTGGTATGTTTCCACCCCCTACCAAAATTAACAAAATAAAATGGCTTATAAACGATATATGGAAGAAATTTGAATAACCACTTTTCGGTACAAGCCGTGTTTTCTCATTTATCTCGGCAACGGGCTATGTTTTATTTTTAATGCGCATTGCATAATCGTCTAAAGTTCGCTCAGCCATTTTCCATTTACGCGGATGAAGACTGTACCACTCGGCAGGATTTGATATACGTTCAGATACTCCTCTAGGAAGCCCGGCATTTTTAGCAACTTTTTTTAATGTCATACCGGTTTTGATAGAAAGAGCTTCGAACTTCACAAATATCGCTCTCATGTGTTCGTGCGATATTTTTTTATTCATCTCCTTCCGTTTAGCCTCGTTGAATACCGTAAGCTCGTCTTTCTTTTTTTTCTGCTCTGCATCGTAGTCAATAATTTGGCAGCGGTATTGGTGCGGACCAGCCTGCTCGGCGTTTAGGAAATTTTTCAAGTTTTGCATATCCACCTTACACCGCGGGCATACCAATATCTTTTTGCCGTCACTGGTCTCGTGCTGCACGAGCGCGCCCGAGTGTCGACTCCTTGATTCGAAAGGAGCGTTCTTCCATACCGCACATTTAACGCCATGCACTTTGTCGTATTCAAATATCTGCTTCATATAAAATTCTCCTTTCTAATTTTGGTAAGATTTGTGTCGATTAGTTTTAACTCGCCTATTACATGGTCGATGAGGACCGCATCTGAGTGGAAGTAAGTATCCTCATTATAAAGGATAGACCGTGATAGGACGTTTAAAAGTGAGAGTATCCTTTCGATTTTATCCTGTAGTGATACAATTTGGTGGGTGATGGTTTGTTTAGCCATTTTGGCTCCGTTGAAATTAATTGGACATTAGTGAATTAAAAATAAAGTGCCCCTCTGGTCCAATAGCCTCAACGGAAGCTATCACCCCGACAAAAAGCGGGATGCAGAGGGGCAAAAATAAAATGCCGCCTGTCGGGGCGGATGAATTACCGCCGTTGAGATCTTTGGACAGGCGAAATATACTATTTGGAATTGATAAAGTCAAGTTAGAACGATATGTGGTTATCTTTTTAAATTTATTGTAAAACTCCGGGTGATTTGTTACTTTATATGTGCTAAACATAACAACAATTTCACAAACCACCAGGAGAAGAATTATGTCTCAAAAAGTTCCTACCTACGAGATAAAGCTAACAGTTGAAGCTCAATTAATCTTAAAGTCTGAATCATTTTATAATTTTCTGGTTCACCCTGAGGGGCTCCTTTTTTGTGGGGATATTCACATGGATTATTCCTACATTTCTTTAAAGAAGATTCAAGATCTTCGAGGAGTCGAAGAAGGGTTTGAGTTGTGGTTGCCACAACATTTTGTTTTGTATATTTTTCACGGATCCAATAAAAAGAGTTTCGGTATAGAAATTGCTGAATCAGTGAAGAGTAGTCCCCCGGTTCAGCGTAACCGGAAGAAATAAGCCACCGTACATAGACATCAGCTTGAGTTTCAGTTTTGTTATTCATTTTATATAAATCTCCCAACTGTGCCGGCATCGGTAGCCGCCTAAGTTAGAACGGACAGGAAGTCCCTGCCCGTTATCCATGTTCTCTATTTGTTCGAGCGTGTAAATTTTGCCGGCGTGTGCTCTGCAAAAAGGTCTCGTAATATCCGTAACGGGTCCCGAGTACAAATACTTATCGCCGTCATCTGCTTGTGCAAACGTAAGCTCGTTATTGAATCCAGCAACGGCAGTCTCGGCAAGCGTTTGAACGTTGTTTAATTCTTTTTCTCTTAACTGTTTTGCCAGGTGCTCAACGCCGGCTCCTGAGGCAATAGCGCGGCGCGTTTCGTTTAACAGCGTAGTGCGTATTTCTTTTCTCAGCCTCGGAAAATTAATCCGAGATGAAGCTATGAGAGAATCGACATCTATCAACTCTGCCGCGCCAGCATAAGCGCTTACGCCTCGCGCCCTCGCAATTTCTTCCATAGATTTTTCTAAAGCAGACCGCAGTTTTGTAACTTCCAGCGATGGCAGTTGAAACCGTTTTAAAAATTCATATATCTCATCCAAAGTTTTGCCCTGCCGTATAAATGCGAGTATCTCTTTTCGCACCGACCTCACGAGGCTGTCGGCGGAGCGCAGTATTCTGTTTTCAACTTCCTTTGGTATCATCTTTTTTTGTTTGTGAAAAATCCGTACTTAAATTCTCTGCGTTTCTTATTTAGAATTGCCTGGCGTTTCTTAAAATAACAAGCAGGGCATTTATCGGCTATAACTTTTGCCGATTTATGACCGCATGACCTCATTAATAAAATCTTCGGCTTCGCAGACATGCGTTTGTGTTTAAATTCTACATCCACAGTGCTATAGCTCCGCCAGCACAAAAACCTAATACCGATGCGAGTAAAAACCATTCCGTGTCTATTACCGTCCCGGATAATTTAACTAACCCTAATACAGACCAGTTTAGATAATTAATTTCGCCTTCGGGGAGTTCTACTTTAGCCATCGGGTGGAATAATAAATCGCAAACGGTGAACCACCAAGCAATAAAGCAAGCGAGGACAAGTTTCCAACCGAACAGTAGATAAATAACGAGCATTAGCATTATTTGAAATGAAGTTTGAACCACACGGTATGCAGCGCGCGGAACGCCATCCTGCGCTTGAAGCACTCTCAAAAACCCGAGCACATCGAAGGAAGTGAATGCGAAAATAAAAAACAGATAGCCGAGGAACGGAGATTTAAACGCGATGGATGCGGTAAGTAAAATTGCCGACACCAAAGTGCCGGCAAATGAATAGTCCTTCTTGAATAGAAGGATAAAATATTTTATTTTATCCTTCATTTGGAGTTACCTTGAAGTGTCCAAGATAGCGCCATGTGAACGGGTCCGCTTCGGTACACATATCTTCCAACATCTTTGCCGCTATGTCGAATGCTTCTTCTTCCGTATTTGCGCTGACTTTTATGGTAACGGATTCATTCTCTTTTCCGGCGCGCAGTAGTTTATAATTGATTTCATACTTATTTGCCTTTGCGGTTATAGGCGCCTCGGTTGATAATGCCTCTGCCGGCGGGTCGTCTGCCGGTGGATCTTGAACAGGTGGCTCCTGAACTGGTGGATCTAGTTCTGGTGGGTCCATATCCGGTGGATATTGAGGTTGAGTTTTAGGTTCGTTTTTCATTTTGTTGCTCCTTTTTGATTTTGTTATAGGTTTCATTGGTTATTGCTGTCTCCATTGTTTGGTACATGTGTGCGCAGGTTTTACAGAATCGGATTCTGATAATCTGCTTTTCATAAAAATTATCTTCCGTCGTTCGGACAAAATTATTATCTTTGCCACACTTCGGACAAATCATATCTTTCCCTTTATCGCCAATACGATGCCGAGAATTATGACTAATGCTACCGCGGCAAGTAAGGGATAAATCCAGATCGGCGTCTTCTCAATTATCCTGTCAACGATAATTGTTTTGCTCGTATCGATGATGTTATACTTTATTACTGTGTCTTTCTTTGTAATATTAACAGTCCAGCGGTCCAGACTTAATTGGTAGTTAAGCCTGAGAGATGTTTTATCCACTGTTGTATCGAGCGATGCGCTAACGTCTACAATGCTGCCGGTTGAGTCGCGTACGATGTACAGCGTATCACTTAATGATTGCACAAAGACTGTATCGCCGGGGATGTAAACTGAATCTACGCGCTCAGTAATCACAAACCTTTCCTGGATGCTCGGCGCACAGCCGATAAATAATACTAGGAGGGATATGAAGTATTTCGAGAGTGATTTGATAATCGTTTCGGGGTTGTAACTGTGAAGCAATGTAAGCGTGCCAACTATGCTAACGTATAAAGCTATTAATACGGTCATAATTTGTAAACCTGTTTCTCCGATTTGCTCCAACAACTTTTGAGTTTTATCCATTAGTTTTGTCTCCTTTTATTTTCCATGTGTTCACTTCGCGTTTAGTTTCTTCGTCAAATATTTCTCCGGCTTTAACCATAAGTCCTAACTCCAGCAGCTCATTCCGGCGCGCCGTTACTTTGTTAACCGGTATATTAAAATAGACTGATACTTCACGGTCAGTTGCAAAGCCTAATTCTTTAAAAGCATCGTAAACTATTTTCTGGCTAATCGGTAAATTGTTGCAAACGATTTTATAGCTTTCATCGCGCCGGTCTGCTCCGGTTTCGATCTGTTTTGGTGCGACCTTGATTTTAGAATCCCGCACATCGTTACGAGAAAATTCGAATAAAGGCATGCCGGCAGTCGGCAACTGCTTGATGATTTCTCCTATGAGCCTGCCTTTTCGGTAACGAGCCATTAGATAATCGGCGTCTCGTTTACTTCGTAGTAAAACTGTTCCGACTGTGCGAGCTGTAATCCGATCGTAGCAAGGTCTTTCGCATCGGTAATTTCAGTTTTGAGCTTTTCCTTATCCACGCCTTCTGAAATTTTAATGTAGTCTGTAAGCTTCAGTTTTTTCATCAGCGCGAGAACCGTATCCCACGTAAAGCCCCTGAGTGTTGTAAGTTTTGGAGGTGTCAACCGGAAACTTACTATCCCAAAGTTGAGCGTAATGGTTTTGGATTCCACGAATTCATCTCGATGCTCGTTGCAATAAAGCTCGATGTCTTTCTCCATAGCCATTACCTGTTCGCGAGCTTCGCGTGTATCTTCCTCGAAACGTTTTTGTATCTCGAGCATCTGCTTATTCATCTCCGCTTCTTTCTTTTTTGTGAAGCTTTGATTCAGAGCTATAAGTCTGAGATTGTTATCAACGTCAGTGAAAGACGTAAGGTTTGATTTTGTAGCTGTTTTTTGTTTTGCCATTGTATCTCCTAATTGATTTTGGGTTTAATAAATAATGAATAGTTGTTGTTGAATATACCACGCCCGGATATAGTGGCTCCGGGCGCGATGGAGGAGGTGATAGAAGCCCGTGTATCTCCGGGCGCATCTGCATTACCGGACCGGTCTATCGACTGACCGTTATCCGGCGGGGAAGTTGTTTGTAGGTCGTGTCCACGTGCCTTGTTTAAAATTTGTCCCAACGATAATACTTCTTTATTGTTTCCACCGGTGCGGCGTGAAGGCTCTCTGTAAGCGCCGGGAGTTTTATTCTTATACTCTTCCGCAATTTGATTGGCTATGCGCATCCAGTTATTCACGAAACGTCCCCAACGGCTTTCAGGCACTCTCTCCGGGTTAGAGACAAGCCATGCCTCAGCCTTGAGAAGTTCAGGTTGAAACGACTTGATATTCGGATAAGCAGTTTTATAAACTGCGAGCATCTGCTCGGTAAAAACCATGTCAGGGAATATTTTGCTCTTCCAGATTATTTTAGAACTCGTTTTCATGGTTAAATATTCGAGATTGCCTTTTTAATAAATTTTTCCATTATTCCGGGGACATGAACACATGAGCTGCATATCCCAGCGGAGAATTTTGTAGAGATAAAAATCCATCTACAAGCCTTCCCGGCTATTATGCACGGCTTACTCTGGGTGCAACCGCAACCAACACATTTAACCGGACGTAAGCGCCGGGTGTTTTGTCTTTTCGTTTTAGATTTCTTTGCCATTTGCCGCTCTCTGCTTTTCAATACCAAGACGTTTCTCAATTTTTTCAAGCCTTTCAATAACATAACGCGCTTCTGCAACCGTCAGGTCGTCTAATTTTGATTTTTTCGTCCATTCGTTCAGCTTTTTCCAGAACCAATCTTTACCGTAATGCTCGCCGAGTACATAACGACCTAACCGGATAATACTTTTCCTTTGGCGAACGGTTATCATCGGCTCTATCTGTTGTGAATTCTCTATCTTCTCGCCGAACCTAACCGCATCCACCAGTGTAGATTTTAATTTATACATTTCTGCAATCGTCAAATCGGAGAGATGTGTTCTGCCACTGAACATACTTGCGCAGAGGTCTGTGAATACTTCGTCTCCGATTTGTTTTTTATGCATGTGAAGGATCGCGAGCAGGTATTTGCGGTTGACTTCATCCATCGATGCGCCGCGATACTTGCGTCCGCTTAGCGTCATGCCAACATAAACCTTTCCTGCCTCGGTATTTTCTATTTGGATTTTCAACGGCCCGATTCCGGTTGGTTAAATAACGGGAATATCCCATCGGGGAAGTTACCAGTGATTTTTTTGTGCATGTCTATAATAAATTCGACATGTCCATTGATGCGCTTCATTTCTTTTTTTAACCTGCCCTCTTCGAACTTAAGCCGGTTGTATGTGGCTACGCTTTCCTTTAGTGCTGCCGCTTTTTCCGATGTGTGAGAAATTAAGGCGTTCATTTCATTAACCTCGTCTCTCATTTTTTTTACTACCGTTTCGAGTGTGCCGTCACTCATGGTTGTTCTCCTTATATTGTTACATGTTCAAGCAGTTTGGCTTTTGTTCCATCCTGCATTATTTGGTCAAGCTTTGTCGGCTGTATCTCAATGCCGATTTTTTTTAACGCTCGTTTTAAAACTCTCTGCGCACCGACCGCCTGTTGTAATACTTCATTTAAACCTCTCGCTTCCATTCTATTCTCTTTAAGGCGTTTAGCTTGGCGCGTAGCTTTAAGCTCCAGCTGCAGGGCTTTCTTTTCGTCGTCTAAATCAACCACGCGCTCGATTATTGTAGCGAGTTTATTCTCGATGCCGATTAATTCTGACATCAACTCTTTTTTACTGCCGTTAGTTTTCACTAAATTGTTCATCACCATCTCCTGTTTGTTTATAGATATTTGAATACACCTGTTCATAAATTTCTTGGTATTCGGAGTCCATCTCAATTGCACTGGGTTCCACTTTTAATCCGCCGTACAATGATTCCTCGATGTTATCAACCGGTACTGTCTCCTTGACGATATGTCTTTTCGCAACAGACGGAGCCACTTTGTTTAAATCGTTTATCAGCTCTGAGCGATGTTTTGCTGCTTTTTTTATCCGATAATTGTATTTCTTGGCTTCCGCTGCTTGTTCACGACTTAGACCTACATTCTTATAACGCAAATCCCAAGCTTCGCAAACCATTACACCTTTTAAATCGCAGACATAAGCGTGACCGACATTTACAGGATCGAGCAGTATATCGAACGTTTCATGGAAGCGCTCGAACGGTAAATCATCGGGCAAATACATAAAGCGCTCGCCGGCATAAGTTACTTTAAAAGCAGCGTTGCGTAAATTCTTTGTGAATTTTTTGGCGTAGAGGAATGCGAGTTTTGTGCTCTCAATTTTACGCGGTTCATAAGAGCTGTAACATCTATCCACCGCTTCTCTCATTGTCCTGGGACGGTTCTCATTTATCGCGTGACTCCGGGTATAATTATTGTTGAACCACATAGTTCTCTGACGGTCTAACAATCCGTTATTCATAAAATCGTCCAGGCCGGCGCAGAATTCTTTGAGAGTTTTATCGGCTTTGACGTGTGAAAGCTGTAGTGTAGGTTTACGACTTTCCTTAGGATTAGGAGAGTAAGCGGCTGAAAATGCACAATGTTCATCCTTCATTATTTTAAATAATCTCTCAAGCCGTCCCTTCGAGCGCGGGTTGTAAGCTTCAGAGAATATAATGCGGCGCTTGCGCTCATGCTGTTCCGTATCCCACCAACCGGAAACAAAGCGCAAGACCTGTTCATTTTTAAATTCACGACCATTATCTAAAAGTATCGTTTCCGGGACTCCCCACTTGAAAACAAACTCAAGCATAACACTATTTATGTCTTCGCCATTTGGCTCGTGCGGGAATGCTTTCCAGGTAACCGGTATTCCGGTCTTCAACTCGACGCCAACCACAACGCGCGGCTGCACATCTTTGCCTTTGTAAATTACCCAGTCGTCGGCTTTCCATACGTCCCAAACAACACACTGCATAAACTCGAACTCTGCCCACAGGTCGCGCCTGATGTGGAAGTTAAATTCGGATTCAAACTTGCTCGCATAGTGAGTGAAGGAATGCAGCGACTTTAGCTCGTTAGCCCATTCAAGAGCGTAGCGGTACGGAAAATATATACCGCCGATATGTTTAACGGCATACTCGTAAGCAAGACGCGCATTATGCTGTGCGTTCGATAAATACGCGCTTTCAAAAATACCTTTAGCGTTCGGAGGCAAGCCGTATTTCTTTTCGCCGGCATCGGCGCGTACCTTACGTTCGGTGTTCTTTTTTACGCGATAGATGGACGCGATCGAAATCCCAAACTCAACGGCTAAATTTTTCGGGTCATCGCCGCGTTCGAGTTTAAATTTTAACTGCAGCTTCTCGTCCGCGGAGAGATGTTTTTTGTTTAAACCGTCGCGCTCATCGACCACAAAATTATCATACTGATTATTAGCGTGCCTGCCGATGCGGGTTAAGTGATATTCTATACCTTTATGCACTATAAGTTTGTAACCGTTTTGGTCGGCTAATCTCCGCACGTGGCGCAGGCTCAGATTATTTTTTTCGGCAAATTGTTGGAATGTTAGCATCAATACCCGTTACTTTCTATATTTGTGAGAATCGTTGTTCATTAGTATATTACGATTAAAAAGGGTGCAGTATGGACGATAAAAGACTCAAGGCGTTGATAGACCTCGCAGATCGCAAATCGAAAAATATTAAAACTGTTATGACAAAAGTTGCAAAAAAGCATCATGTAGTTATCCCTTCTTTGCTTGGGAAGAGGAAGCACGTCGCTTTCGGGCGTTTACGCGATTACGTTCTCTTTGTTTTGCGCGCCGAAGACGCATACGCATATATGAATCCATTGTCTCTGGATGCGAAGGATCAAGTCCGTGTTTTATCCTTAGCTTACGACAAGATTTCTCAAGTGCATGATATTCTTTTAATGTTGCAGCATTCTGCTCGGTCATCTTCTGACGATCAGATACTTCTTGCTGGCTTTGCTTGTTTGATTCGGCCCGACGATTATTTCGAGCTACCTTATTTGCAAGAGATTTATTCATAATCATTCTAACTCCAAATCGTATTGGTTAAAGTTTTTAATTCGCTTCTGGAGTCCGGCTGAAATCTCCATTACTCTTTGAAGCGAATCTATAGTTAATTGCATCTGCGTGTCGGATGGTTTTTTAAAAAACTTCATCATATTTTTTGCGGCTTCGGTACATAGCTCGTTGTATTCGTTGAGAGCCGATACCTCATCCTTTTTATCGTTGAATGCGTGTGGAATTTTTACGGTAAGATAGCCCGCAAGTCCGGCGATGTGTTTTAGTAAATCGTAGTTGCCGCATGACTTCATAAGCGGGACCATCAACTCAACCGGGAAACGTACTCCGTTCTCATCAGTCGGCAGTCCGGCGCGGCATAAATAACTGTATGATATACCGATCTCGTCGGCAATTTGCGCGGCGCTCTTTTTTGAGCGGTGAATCGATTTGTAAAGATGTGTTTTAATGGTGTTCATTTACCCTCCTTGAAATTCTCGCTATGGTTTGTTACTTTATAACTGTAGTGGTTAATCATATTTCACAAACCATAGGAGAAGTTATGGAACCAATAGTTTTAATTATTATAGGACTTGTAAGCGGCATGATAGGTTCATATTTACAAAGCCAGTTCGATTTAATTAAACTCAAAAAACAACACAAGTATGAGATAAGCAGAGACGTAGCCGCCAGACAATTAGATTTATATTTAGGGTTGTTAAGCATACTGAATCGATTTAATTTGACCGGAGGAAAGTCCCCGACAGAAAGGACCATATCAGTTTTAAACATGCCTGAAGTTTTTGAAGAACGAAGGCAAAAAATCCTGGATATTTTTTTTGATAACGAGTACCTTTTGGCGGCGGAGGGGCGTAAAAAAGTACGCCATTTAATTCAAGAGATCCTGTGGGTGTCTCGACCGGGATACGAACATTTAACGTATGACGTTTTATTACAAGACGTTCAAAAAACGTTAGAGGTTCTAGAACAAGAACTATACACGAAGTTTGAGATGTGACGGTCTCTGGCAATCTCGGTCTTAATGAGCTATATAATGCTGCTATTTTTTTGTCTTGTTCCCTTATCATGGGAATAATGGTATCTGTAAAATAATCCTCGGGAATAATTAATTCCGTTTGGCCAAAACCTCTGAGATCAAGTATTTGTGTTTTCATAAGCTCAGTTAACCCTGTTATAATCTTTTAAGCTTATTTTAATTGACAATAGCTTTCGATTTTGTTAAATTATGGACGGACTCTCCCTGTTTAACGCGGGGTACGTGTCTTTGATTGATCGAGTATGTTTTTCGAGGTTTAGAAAGAACATTCACCTTACGGATTTTATGCGTCCGCTCGGCGTGAGTCCGCCCGTATTGTTTAATTTGGTGCTTTAAGTTTTCGATTGGTAAGTGCAGCATATCGGCAATTTGCTGCAGCCGTTTTTTACTGTGCCGGAAGCCGTTAAGCAGGTTGTGAGTGTACATAACAGAGATTCCCAGTCGCCGCGAAAGTTCAGACTTGTTAATGAGATTAATATCTATCATAAAAAAGCTTTAAAATTAATGGGTAAAATTATCACCAGCAATATAATAAACTTTTGTTGATTTGTCAAGCAAAAAGTGAACGATAGTTTAAAAAATATTTCACAACGTATACTATTACTTATTGGAGCGCAAAAACAGAAGGATTTCGCCATTTTATATAATGAATCTCCCGCGAGAATAAACAATTATTTAGGAGGAGATCGTATCCCCGCAGCCGACTTTTTAAAAAAACTAGCAGACAAAGGAGTAAATGTTAATTGGTTGCTCACGGGAAAAGGTACTATATACTATAATAGTGATACCCCCCAGGAGCTACCAGAAGAAGTCCAGGTTTTTATAAAAGAGATTATGGATTATCCGGCAGATACCAACGAACTAATAGAATATTTAAGGTCGGCAATGGAACTTCATAAAGCGAAGGACGAAATGGGTAAAGCTTTTAAAAAACTGAAGGATAGTTTTAGTAAGAAAAGTAGCTGGCAAAACACTAAAACTTAATATAAGTCCTTTATAGCTAATGAGTTAGGTTTTATTGTTTATTTGAGTAATATCACGTTTAAAACTATCGAAAATTGGCTTGTTTTGGGTATGTCAATTTAAGTCTGCAATAATGTCAGACGAAAAATGTCCGTGGTAGGTATCAAATGCACTCTAAAAACGCAATAAAAATGTCCGTGGTCATGTCCGTGGTATGTCCGTGGTTGTTTTTTTAAATGTCAAATTGTTAAAATTAGTTTATTTTGAGCGGTGATTTCTCAAAAAGTCAAGTTATGTAAAGGCAAAAATGTCGTCTTTCTCATTTATCTCGGCAATCGTGGCTGTAAGTCCTTAATTTGCGTAGGTCATTTTCTCATTTATCGTGTGTATATTCAATAGGCGGTGCAGCTTACAGTTGGGATGTTGGCGGCTGCGGCGGAGGTGGACGCATTGCAATTTTCTATGATTCAATGAGCTTGCCAGATGCAAACCTTTATATCCGCAGTGGTACGGGTGGAGTAGCGGCATCGGCTGGAACAATCTATCTGAAGGATAATGCACAACCCCTCGGCAGTGTCGTTCTATCAAACAACGGCATCGATTGTCCGCTTTTCACGCCATGGAAGTCAGCACTTCCAAGTTTCCAAACACTTACTCTCAGAAACCGCGCACGACTACAGACTATCGCATCCGACAATGTAACATTTAATGAAGTGCACGTTGAGAGTATCTCTACTCTTCTCTTGGATACAAACACAGCTGCGCAAACACCTGTTGTTAACATCGATGGTGCTACACTTACGACTAATGTCGATAGAGCATTTCCGGTTGGAACTGATCTTCGAATGACAAGCGGTGGAACATTCAACATAAAGAACAATAGCACGCTGAGTGTTGGTGTGTTAGATACGATGAACATTAAGTCAGGTACAATCAACCTACAAGAAGGTTGTCGGTTATACATTGCATCTAAAAATGCAACAATCGGTGCTGGTGTTACCTTTGTGAAGGATGGAACATTTGGAGAATCTGATTCGATTCACACACTCACAATCCTAAATGGCGGCGTGCTGACACATTCATCACGTTTGCTTGCTGGATTACGCTTGAATGTGCTTGATACATTGGACATTAATCCGGGTGGAACCATTGACGTGAGCGGGAAAGGACTTCTGGGTGGTCAGCCCATGGTCGGTGGTGGTCGTGGTGAAGCTTATAATTCAACTGGCGATTCCATTGTTGCAGGTGCTACTGGTTCAGAAAACACTG